AACAAAGGTGCATCAACTACATTAGGTGGTTCAACATTCACAGAATTAAACAAAGAAATAGATAGTGTAGACACCGTTGGACTACAAGCAGATCCACAAGGTTTTGCCATAAAAAGTTTATATCCATGGCAAGGTTTAACAGCCAGTAACGATATACCATCAACAAATGATGTGACTGGTATGGTTATAACTGGTGGTGCAGTATTTACAGCAGGCAGTAATGTAGTACAATTAACAGGTTTATACACAGAAGCAGAATTTAATTTTGGTGCCGCAACTAGAGACTTAGCAGATTATTATGCTAACGGCATGGTATTGGTTAACACAGGTATAGCAAGTGCAGATACCACTGGTAACAGAAATAGATCTATAACATATCCATTAAGTGAAAGTGCAAGAACAGTAGCACTTGCAAACAGTGGTCCACAAATCGCAAATGTTATAATGAGTGAAGTATCACCAATAACCACTACATGGGCAGGAAATTTCTTTTGGGATAGAACTATATCGCATACCATAACAGACACTAGTACAGATGTGTCGATGTATTTAACAACTGCCTTGAGTGCCAACTCTAGAGTAGTTTCTACAGTAGTACCAGTTAGCAGAAATGATTATTTTATAAATGACACAGGGTCAATGAATTTAAGTGAATTTGATTCAAGTAGTGTAGCAAATTTCTCAGGTGCTAATATTAGCACTACTGGTTTCAATACGGCTTATGGAGCATCTGCACATAGAAGATATAAAAAGACAAAACTTAGATCTGTAAAAGGTTCAACCAGTTTCAGTAATGTGGTGTTAATTGGTAATGATGCTGGATATGATGACAGTGGATTTGGATATAACTCATTCCCAACATTTGGTATAACCACATTATGGAATGGTACTGATTCACCAGGTAATGACACAGGTACCGCACAAAATCCAAGTATAACACCAGGATTGAGATTTATTCAGTTCACAGACAAAACCGTCCAAGATTCTGCTAGTGCTAACCCTGAAGAAGTCAGTACTGGTGGACCTAGAATACTGTTAAACAGTAGCCAAGGTAACATAAGTTTAAATCCTGCAGAATACTATCCTAGAGTCAACCAAGGCTTAGGTGTATTTGGTGTGTATGGCAGTACACAAACAAATCCATTCCCAAGAACAAGAAGTCAGTTGCCAGGCGGTATATACTTTACAGCCAGTGAAAACTGGACTGCAAACACAGGTACTGATGCATATTTTGTAAGTACACCAAAACAAAAAGTTGGTACTGATACAGATGCCAATGAAGCACACATGTTTATGGCAAGTACTGATGGTGAAACCACAATAATGGCTACAAGTGGTAAAAAGGTCAGTTTCCTTGCATCAGGTAATGCTTATGCGGCTGGTAACATAGTAGGTGGTTATAATGCAATCAAGGCTGGCGTAGAATGGGCAAATATCAGTACAAGTGGTATACAAACAAGTGGTAACATAACTAGTGGTTATTACTTTGGTAATGCAAGTACTTTAACAAGTAGATTACACGGTTTAAGCACAACAGATTTAGCAGAAGGTACAAATTTATATTATACCCAAGCACGGTTTGATACAGCATTTGGTAATAAAACAACCAGTGATTTAACAGAAGGTACTAATCTATATTATACTATAGCAAGAGCCAATACAGCAATAGATAATAAATTTGCATCTAATTCAACAAGTGATCTCAGTGAAGGTACAAATTTATATTATACTACAGGTAGAGCAAATCTAGCCATAGCAGATTATGATGGTGGCCTAACTAATCTCACAGCAAATGTTGAAACTACTGCAAGTATAAAAGGTGATAATACAGTACTCAAGAAGTTTAATGAAACAGCAGTTGATTTAGGTAACCAAAGTGGTGATATCAGTAGTAGTTTAAATGCCACAAATGGCAGTATATATGAAGTAACTGCAACAGGTGGTATTACTATAAACAGTATAGCAAATGCTGTAGCAGGTACAAGTATGACCATTATAATCAAACAAGATGGTACAGGATCACACGCATTAACAAGTGGTATGCTATTTAGTGGAAGTGGCAGTAAAACACTTAGTACACCAGGTAACAGTATCGATGTAATAAGTGTGTTCTATGATGGTAGCACATATTACGCAACATTAACTAAGGATTACGCATAATGACAACAGAACAATTAGTACAATATTTAATTGATGCAGGAATACCTGAATTGAGAGCAAATGGCATAGTAAAAACTATTGGTCATGTAACTGACAAAGAAAGTGCAGATCAATATATTGCATCAATACAAGAATATCTATAGGAGCATAAATGCCATTCAGTGCTAGACAAGGATTTATAGGTGCCAGCAATGTTATCATTGATGGTGCATTTCCTGATTACCCTGCACTACCAACAAGATTACAGTATGCTAATTATCTGGCAAATTTAAGTGCCAATGCGGCAACTACAATTACTGCAAACATAAAAACTCCACCATATGGACAAGTACAGGGTAGTATGCACCCAATGCCTGATGGTAATATTTATTATATACCAGGTACAGGTGGTACTAGTAGATTTTGCAGTGGCAATCTTTCGCCTCAAATTCGCACATTTGGTGCATATAACCCAAGCAGTAATACCTATATATTTAACGAAGTAGGTACACCTGTCTCATTCTCTGGAAAAGGTGTTGTAGCAGGGGATAATTATAAACTTTACAAAGCAGGGTCAACCAAAATAATAAGATTAGATCTCAGTTATTGGGATTTTTCTCAAGGAAATATACAATCAAATTGTGTAACTGGAATTTATAACACCACTGTAAGTTTTCCAGATCCACCTGGCACATCAAATTTAATAAATGGTTATTCATCAGATGTAGGCGATGTACCATTAGATACTGTTGGTGCATTAGCATCATATAGAGATGGTTTAAGATTGCCAAATGGCGAGTTTTTATGGATACCTTATACTGATTTTTCAACATTGGTTAAATGGCAAGGTATAGAAGGTGTAAATGCCACTAGAGCAGGCACATATATCACAGCACAAGATCAAGAATTACACGGTGCATGTTTGGCACCCAATGGTAAAGTGTATATAGCACCAAACAGAGGTAGAGAAGTTGTTGTATATGATTACACTTCTAACTCTACTAGCACTATTGCAGTAACAGGTCCAGACAGTGACAGTTATGCAAATAATGGAGTACAATTATTTACTTGTGCAGTAATAGATAATACTGGAAATGTTATACTTGGCCCTGATGAACCAGAATATTTTGGTCATATAGATACTAGAACAGATACTTTTAGTATAAATTATTATGCCAATGTGCTGAATACTGCAAATATTGGTGTTGGTCATGACCCTACATATAAACATGGATCACTAGCACCCAATGGTAATACATACTTTTTACCTAGTGGATTTTATTCTGGTTCTACTGAATCAAGTAAAATTATTGAAATGCGTGGAAGTACAGGTGTTGCAAAAGTTATAGCAGATATGGAAAATTTTGCACCAACTGGTGGTAATGCTGGGACACTAGCATACTATATGTATGGCTCTGCATACACAGATAATGGAAATTTATATGCGTATTATGGCTTTAATTCTACAGGAGGTGGTGCAGGAATAACAAATCCTAGTTGGCCATTTAGCAAAACATTAGTAATTAACACACATGCAAATACTAGTGTAGTTAGTGGTAACACACATTTTACATACAGAATGAGTCCTGTAGGACAAGGTCACCAAAGAGGCAACTAATAATTAAAAGGAGAATAATATGCCAAAATCACAAAGAGGCGGAATGAAAAAGAAAAAGAAGGGACAAAGAGGTGGACCTAAAAGGAAAGGTAGCAAAAGAGGATAGTACTTGGGTAAAGTACTTTGCTCGTATACGAAATGTATGCCCTTGGAGTTATAAATTAATGGATTCAATACTGGTATGGGAAAACGACGAGAAGTGTTTAAATACTATTGCTTGTACATTCCCTGCAACCAAATTTGAAGCATTTGTTTTTGTTTACAAGGATAAAACAGCAAAACAATTAGAACAATTAGCAGACAAAATGAACAGTAAGTACACACACAGTGAATTCTTATGGAGTCACCCTGCAGAAGGTGGTGATTCTACACATGTGCCTTGTCTTATACAACAAGACAGGGACAAATTAGCAATACTAAGGGAGAACATTGGATATGTGGACGAAATTGAAAAAATATAGTCATAAAGTATGGCAAAAGATCAAAGATATGTTAGGAATGTAACATGGCTAAAAGAATAACCACCCAAGAATTACATAAGGAAATTGAGCAGATCAAAAACAATCATCTGGCTCACATGGCTGAGGACATAGATGAACTTCAACAAGCAGTCAAAGAAAATAGACTGTTTTTTCAAGACAGGTTAGATCGCCTAGACAATAGAATATTTTGGATTCTTGGGATGGTTCTCACTACATTAGTTACATTAGTAGCAACAATATTAGGAGGTATGATGTAATGCCAGTACCACCTAAATCAGCACAAAACATAGCAAAAAAGGCATTAAAGGTGCGTAAAGAATTACCACCTAGTAAAAGAGCAGGAACACCTGTAGGTGTAGCAAGGGCAGGACAACTAGCCAATGCAGACAACCTATCACTAGACACATTAAAAAGAATAAAAAGTTTCATAGCAAGACATGAACCTAACTATAGAAGAGCAATAGCACAAGGCAAAAGTATGGCAGATGGCGGAGTTATATTGGCAATGGCGTTGTGGGGGTATCCTGGAATTAAAAGTTGGGTAAATGAGCAAATCAACAAACTATCAAAATAAATTAATCGAACAAGTAGAAAAAATCATAGACACATTAACGGTCAAGAACCATCTTGTATACCAGGTTAGGACGCACATAGACCGTGTGTGTGCAACGGGAGAAGGTGTAGAGGTGTTACAGCACTTCTTAATGGTTTATAAGTCACATAAACGCAAGTATGTGCGTGACAAGTACCTAAAAAGACTGTATTATTGGAACAACAACATAATTGATGCAAACAAAATTCAATATCAGTATTACAGCAAGTGTAATAGGCACAGAGAATGGAACAAAGTTTTAACTGTGAGATTCAATGATAAAAGAAGTAATTAAATTGCTTTAAAAGTTATCTCTGGTGCAAATATGCTGTCTGGCCATTTATTATGTTGCAACACTTTATTGATCTTGTCAAATCCACCTAACAACAATTCAATATTCTTAATTTGATATACTGTGAAGTCTTTGTCTTTGGTCTTTTTATGTTGTTTAAGCATAGCACCTAAAACAGCATTTATACCCAAATATTGTGCTCTTTTGTTGTTTTGACCTTTACCTAGTTCTTTGAACTCTTTGGTCACAAAGTCATGTATTTCTTTGAACTCATGTTGTGCTTCTGCTATAGTGTATAGTGCATCTTGTAATATATTGATTAACAAATCCTTGTCATCTTTTGACATTTTTGCAAACACCGTATTGATTGCAACACCACTGGTGCCTGAAAATTTTTTATATTTTATTGTGTACATGTTGTCTCCTTTAAATATGTATCGTATACATTATTTATCATCATATCCCAGTATTACCTGGGATATTTTGATTACTTTACATCTAAAGTAGGCGTTAGGACAAGCCAGTATTATTTAATCACGATTGCTCCAAGAAATTTATCTTTTTGATAAATAATTATTGGATAAAGATCAAGTAGCCTTTAATGTTGCCAAAACATCATTTACTAATCTTTATCTACAGTTGATTAGATTCACATCAAATCTACTGTATAAATTAATCAAATGATTCGTTCAGAATCGTATATGTATTAATTTTTCCTAAATATCGTATCAGTCCCCCTTTTAACTCATCTTTTAAGGGGGATTTTTTTGGTCAGATGATAAGTAAATGTGATAATTAAATTTAGGCAAATACAAAACTAATACAGAACCCTTAAAAAGCACTGAGATGATTTGACCTAAAAGGCGGTGCGGTCGATGATAGTAACATAGCCTGAACATTGTGTTACTTAGATTGGTTAGAGGGCAATTTCCGTACATACGGTTAGCAGTTATACATAGTCAACCTTCTGCAGTAAAATTGGTGTTCAGTAGGCATGTTATTACATGTAGACTTCAAAAGTAGTGAGCCACTAAAGCATTTTGCTTTTTTTATTTGGCAGAAACTACATTTGAGGTCTCATGGTTATAAGTTCTCAAAGGGGGGATGAGATGTGAAAAAGAATAACGAAAAAGATGAAATTAACGAAGTTAATGATATCTTTGAAGTTATTAGGTCTTTAGACCTTTTTAATACCACTCTAAAGTATAAAGGTTCAAGTTAAGGACAACTATGACTTGACTATCTGCTAGAGGTATAGTATAATGTGCATATGAGTAAAGAATTAGATAAAAAACACGCAAACTGCCAACCTCTTATCAATTGGGGTAGAACTAATTCATCAGGACGACCAGCATTGTGTTGTAGTACATGTAGAGATCGCAAAGGCAGATTAGCATGGATTGACTGGATAAGCCGAGATCAATTACCCATACTGCAAGACATTCCATTAGCAGAAATCACCACAGAGATGGCAGAAATCATCGATAAACCTGCATAAAGAGATAAATACTTTCTACGCACACAGTGGCGAAATAACACTGAATTACAGGAGACGCAAATGTCTAGTGAGTATGAAGATTTCTCAGATAGCCAACCACTAACAGAACAAACACAAAGTGAAGGCTCAAAAGCACAAGAGAAGTACACAAAAAGATATCAAGTAAAGCAGATCAAATACGGCGAAAAGACTGTCACAGGCAGAGTTGTGGGCAGAAATAAAGTAGTAGTACCTGAAGAAGAGTTCTACAAGTTAGCCGCACTACACAGTTCATGGAAAGAATTATCAGATTGGTTTGGTGTTCCAGTAGGCACATTACGAGACAATTTCGCAGATTTATACGAAAAAGCCACAACAGAGACGAAACAGAAGTTAAGAAGAGCACAATTAGACCTTGCAATGAAAGGCGATCGTGTTATGTTGATATGGCTAGGCAAGAACATATTGGGTCAAGCAGAGTCACCAGTAAGCAAGGACAGTAGTCAAGTATTACCTTGGACAGAAGATGATGAAGATAAATAATACTGCTGAGTTAGGAATGATGATCTCCAGAGTTCCGGTTAAACTCACGGTAGTAGAACATAATTTTTTAACAATTTTACCCAAAAGGAGGAAACTGTTATGTGTGTGAGTGTGATACTACCAATTCACATAATGTTTTAGTTATAACACTAAATGCCACCTAACTCAGCACTTTAATACGATATGAAACTAACCAAACCACAACAAACTATTTCAAAAGACTCAAACAGATTCCGTGTGGTAGTTGCAGGTAGACGATTTGGCAAAACATATCTAGCCATTAATGAATTGGCTAAATTCGCCAGATATCCCAACAGAAGAGTGTTATACATAGCAACCACATACCGTCAAGCAAAGAATGTTATACTCAATGATCTCATACAATTCCTAGCAGAAAAGAACTGGATAAAGAAGATTAATCATTCAGATCTAGAGATCACATTAGTTAATAATAGTGTTATAGCATTGCGTAGTAGTGACAACAGAGAAGCATTGCGTGGTACTAAATGGAACTTCATAGTGTTTGATGAGTTTGCCTCAATGGATCCAGAAACATATTATTCAGTATTGAGACCCACATTATCAGACACAGGTGGACATGCACTCTTTATTGGTACACCTTTTGGTCGTAATCACTTTTGGGAGATATACAACAATGCAAGTGCATTAGATGATTGGAGCAGTCACACATACACTACTCTAAATGGTGGGCAAGTACCGCCAGAAGAAATAGAAGCCGCCAAAAGAGACTTAGACGAAAGAACATTTAATCAAGAGTATAATGCCACATTTGAAGATG